TGTAATCCCTTGCAGATTTGAGGGGAATTAAATCCCCTTTAAAATCAACAACTTACGCAACGTAGCCTACGAACCTATTGAGTAGGACTCGGGAAGTCTTCTTTACGTTCAAAAACTTACCAAATTCTCTTGCAATAACCTTTGCGTTGGCATCGGATTTTACATCAAGGTCAGATTCAACAATCTTCGTTGCGGTTTGAGGGATCAAGAACAGATCATCACGACCAGTGTTCTTGATTGACGCAAACCCTTGGTGGCGGAAGTCTTTCCTCCAAGATTCAATTTGAGAATAAACATCACCATTGAACGATGGTAGGTTAGAATTCAACGCACACTGCAAGTCACGACGAGCATTGCGGCAGATAAAGAATCCAACAACCATAATATTATGGCGATCTTTAATCATACGCAGATAAGTTTCAGTTTGAAAATTTGCGTATCGTGTCAACTCATAAGTCTTTTGCGTAATCTCATCACGGATAAAATGCTTCTGTTTGATTTGCTTCCTCATACCGTTTGCATAATCACCGTAACGTGTATCAGACATATCACCATTAGAAGAATGCAACGCACCACCTTCACCATCGGTCAACGTAATCAAAGTCAGTTTCTCAATAGAATTCTGTTTGATGTACTTGTCGATGTTTAGATACATCCATACCAATGCTTCATTCAGCGGAGTACCACCAGTACTATAACCTTCATTCCATTGGAACCTACGATTAATAACACGCTTACCCATAGAGTGAAATTCACTAGTAGTCATCTTGCTAGAGAACAACTCAAGTAGATTAAAGTTAGTATTGGCATTAGTAAGAATATTTTTACCTTCATTACGAACACGTTTGTTGATAACCCAATTACGTTGTTTTTGTTGTTCTGCTTCAGTAGGATATTTACGGTCATTATATTGTGATGTAAATGCCAACACACGATACGGAATATTGATTCGAGCGCAGAACATTGCCAAGTTGATAACTTGTTTCAATGTATCTTCAAGAACACCATCCATTGAACCCGACCAGTCGAGCAAGAACAACATACCGTGATTCTTACCTTGTGGGAGAATAGTAACACGTTTGAATAGATCATCCTGCAATTTATATGCATAGACTTTCTTCATGTCCAACGAGCCAGACTTGGAAACTTGAGCACGTTTGTATAGAGTTGCAGACTTACGCATCTCAAATTCTTTTACCAAGTAGTTGACTGCGCTGGTAGTCTCAGCTTTTAACTTATCGTACTTACCATTTTCAGATGCAATAAACTTACGATCTTCCTCGGAAACATTCTCTTCGTCTTTGACCCATACTGTTTTGGTTTCATTGAGAATTGTTTTATAACCGATGACTGGGTCAACCAAATAATCTTTATCAAATTCATGATAGAGATATTCAGTGCTTTCATCAGCGAGGTCTTCTAACTTCTCAGCGAATGCTTTCTCGGTTTTTGACTCAAGTTCTTGGTCACCAACTGATGGATCTTCTTGCTCTTCTTTCTTATCTTCTTCACCAGAAGATTTTTGTTTGACTGGTTTCAATTCTTGATCTTGTTCGTCATCAGTTTCTTCGAAGTCATCAAAGTCAATATCATCGTCATCAAATTCGCCATCTGTATCTTCTTGTTCTTCAAGATCTTCTAGATCTTCAGGGGTTTGATTTTGTAATGCTTTCTTCTTCTTTTCTTCCAACTGTTGTTTTGAGTAAGCCCAAACTTCTTCAGCCAGAGCGATAACTTCATCAACAGTCTCGGTGCGTTCAGCACGATTTGCGAATTGTTTTTCATCAGGTGTAAAAGTAACACCACAGGAGAACCCTGCTTTGAAGTAAAGATTAATTTTGTCGATCAACAACAAGTCATCAAAGGATTGAACTTGCTTAACACCAAAGAAGTCGCGATCATTCAGTTGCTTATATCCTTCGTTCATACGCTTACGCAGACCTGGATATTTACGTTTAATGAGTTTCTCAATGCGCACATCTTCGAGTACGTTGAGGTAAGTCATAATTTTTGAGTTCTCTTGAATAGGAACAAAGTAGTCATCGGTAGTATATAATGCATGACCGACTTCGTGACCAACAAGCATGTCCTCAATCTCAGGAGTCATATCCTTCCAAAGAGGTAGTGTTAGAACACGTGACTTAACATCGAAAGATGCGGTGCGAGTCCTTGCTCGCTGAACTGAAAGATTCTCAGTAGCGAGTAGACGTGCAGAAAGGTCTGATGATTTGATATCCATTATAGGTATTCTCCAGCTGCAGCGATGTCCAACTCAAAGTCAGTGAGCAATTTTTCAACTTGTTCACGATTTGCCAAGGTAAGGTTATCAGCCCAAACTAATTCTTCTTCAATGCCATATGTATAGCAAAGTTTGGCTAGTTCGTAGTCGTTAAAATCTGCCCACATCTCTTTATGAATCGTCATAATATACACCTTTCAATCAATTTATACAACTATTATACTCCAACCTTGTATAAAAGTAAAGCGATATTTGATTGCAAGCGTAAGTTGTTGTTTTTAAAGGGTTTTTTAACCCTACCCTCTGTAGGGTTATTGTGAAATCACTGAGAAATCGTTGCGTTTCTCAAACTTTATCACGGATCTGAACTTATCAAAGAGTTGATCACCCTTATGACTAATAACAAAGATGTTTGAATTCCCTCCGAGGGTATTCATAAGCGTAAGGAAGTAGTCAGTCCCTGCCGTATCTAAACTTGAATCAAAGATCTCATCAAGTAAGAGAAGGTTAGTGTTGACCGAGTTCTTCATCTTTGCGATTGAACGCCAAGTAAATAAGATTGCAAGGTCAATACGCATCTTCTCACCCTCAGAGAAACTTGCATAAGTAAACTCATCACGAAAACGAGACTTGATCTTTTCGTTGAACGCTTCGTCAAGTTCAAAGTGGATATACGTATCCATTGCATTAAGATACTTATTAATCAACTTATTCATGGCAGGTAAATACTCACGGATAATCGCAGTCTTAATACCAGTGTCCTTCAATAGAACATTAGCAACTTCTTCAATGTTACGATGTTCAAGCAATAGATTCTTTTGAGTAATCTTATTTAACGCATCTTGAGCGAGTTCTTTTAACTTCGACTTCTCCTCATCGATGTTAGTTGTGTCAGATTTAACCCTTTGGGTCTCAGCTTCAAGTTCACGGATTTGTTTGTTGAGTAAGGTGATCGTACTGTTTCTTGTAGATAACTCAATGTTCTTGTCGGTAATTTGCCCAACCACGTTTTGTATTTCAGATAACTTTTCGTTGAGGTTTGTAAGTATTGTTTCGAGTTCATTAATCTTTGTGTTGTTGTCCAACAGTTTCTCATTAAGATCTTTGATAATACCCTCTTTGTATTCTTCTGGGATATCTTGGTTACAACTTGGACATACGTCATGTTCGTTAAAAAACTCCGAGTGGTGCTCGCAAGTTTCGATCTTCTGGAGTAACTTACTTCTAATTGATTTGGCTTTGTCAATGTCTTCAGATACATTGTCCTTATCATTGATGCTTGCTTGAAGAGTATGGATCTCCGAAACGATAAGTCCGACCTCCCCCTCGACAGATAGAATCTCATCATTGTTATCAGATATCTTTGATACGATACTTTCGATAGCATTGGACTTCGCTTCGGCGATAGTTTTGATGATTGTTTGTTGGCTCTCAACCTTGTCCTTTGCGCTTTTAATTTCGCCCTCAATGCGTAATATACCATCTTTAGTCTCCTGCGCTTTTTCTTTCAATAACGAATTCATTGTAGAGAAAATTCTAATGTCAAGAATATCCTCAATAACTTCTCTACGTTGAGAAGACGATAACTGCATAAATGGAACGAATGACGCAGAACCTAAAATAACAACTTGGGTAAACGTCTTATAATTTAATCTAAGTATTTGTTGCTCAAGGATCTTTTGGTAATCACGAGAAGCAGCATCCTGATTAAGCATTTCATTCTCACACCAAATCTCAAAGACGTTTGGTTTAATACCCCGAATGATTTTATACTCTTTGCCATTAACTTCAAACTCAACCTCAACCAAACAACCCTTACCATTGATAGAGTTGATCAGCTGACCTTTGTTAACATTACGAAAGGGTTTACCAAACAATGAAAAGCACAATGCATCTAAGATTGTGCTTTTACCCTCACCATTCTTACCGATGATTAAAGTAGTTTGCGATTTGTTTAGTAGAACCTTATTAGGTGAGTTGCCAGTAGAAAGAAAGTTCTTCCAACTTACACTTTTAAATACAATCATTCAAATAATTCCCTTTGCATCCATTGTCCAAAATCAAGTTCTAATTGCATTAGATTACCTCTATGTTAATCGCCTCAGTATATAAGCCACGCATATATGACTTAACTTTTTCTTTATCAACATCGGTTTCAATTGATTCAATATAATTAGAGAGAACAGAAACTGTATCTTCTAAGTTAATCTCTTCATTGATTTCACCTTCTTGAAATTCAGAAAAGTCTTCCACAATTTTAATTTCGTGGCAACCTTTATTATATAACTTCTGAATGAATTTGTCAAATTTATAAAAGTCAGTCTTTTCCAAAACAACTAATTTGATATACTTGTCTTTAAGATCTAACTGATCAAGGTCGATCGGCTCAACTTCTTTGTCGGTGTATTCGAGTCTTTCGAACATTCGATAAGGATTTTCAACGAAGTCGAGTTGTCTGTTAGTGAAGTCGAACAAGTGGAATCCTCTGGGATCGTTATAATCCTGCCAAGTAAGTTCGTACGGATTTCCCAAATAGTAAATATTGCGGTCGTTACTACGATGGTGATAATGACCACTAAAAACCAAGTCAAACTTATTGAAAGTTTCTGCAGAAAATCCTTCATGGGATTCCATTCCTCTATACATTGCGAACCCAGCGATCTCAAGATGCCCCATGCATAATGTAGCTGTGGTGTTCTTTATTTCATCAAGACTTTGTGTATAGTTTTCAGGACAGATCCACGGTAACATACAAACCTCAAATCCATTTACATTAATGGTTTTTGGTTCATCAATGACTTCAATATTATTGTACTCAGCAAGCAATAAGTCAGGAGAGTTTACTTCATTAGTGTTTTTAAAATAAGTGTCATGATTCCCAGCCAACATATAAACAGTAATGCCACGCTCTTCCAATTTATCAAAGAACATTTTCTTGGCTCTATCAAGTGCGTAGAAATTGACATACTTGCGTCTATCAAACGTATCACCAAGAACAAGAACAGTATCAATACCAGATGCGTCAAGAGTAGGAAAGAAAGTGTTGTCATAGAATTTTTGATAGAAATCTAAAAACGCAATACTATCATTACGAGCACCGAAATGCTGATCCGTGATAATAATTACCTTCAAATGAAACCTACCTTTCTATTTCCAGCTTTACTCATACCTTCAGTCCTTTGATTAAAAACTTCTGCGATAGAATATGTGTCTTTAATTTCTGGAAGAACAACACCCAAGCGTTTGGCCAATTTCTCAGCATCGCCATATGATAGATTGTCAAAGGTAACAATATCAAAGCAACGACCTGGACGAACCAATGCTGAATCAATATCACGGATAGATGGTAGGTTAGTAGAGAAAATCATTTTCTTACCTTTGGTTGTTACAAGACCATCGCCTACGTTTAGGAATCGGTGCATCATTGTGTTGCCATCACTGCGAGATTTTAGAAACGCATCAGAATCTTCAAGAACCATTACGTTATCATCACTCTCAATAAAGCGAGCGAAGAAACCATCTTTCTCAAGGATTCCAGAATCATATGAAACGATTGCAGATGAGTTTGTGTGAGCCAGCAGACCACGGATGAATGTAGTCTTACCAGTTCCAGGTGGACCAATCAACAGTAGGATATTCGCTGAGGACGCCATGTAGCGTTCATAATATTCACCAAGTGTTTCTTCACCAAGGAATGGATACATTTCATCAACTGGAAGACGATCACGATTCAATGGCACATTAACAGAAGCACCATCGCTACCGTAAACCCATTCGATATGAGAAGTTACAATATCAAAGTGAGCCTCAACCATCGCAACGATTGCATCACCAAAGTCAGCATCACCATAAGCACGAACAGTAACAGTATTACTATTTACGTCAAAGCGGATGTAATTGTTTGTATCACGTTCAATGATAAGACCATTAGAGGAATTACCTTGGACATGTAAGTCTTTCTCAAATCGTTCTTCAGCCCACGTTGCCCACTGCTCACGATTGCAGAGAACAGTAGTTTCGCGATGAATGGTACGTTGACCTGCTTCAACACGACGCTTCAGAATTTCTGAAGTAATCAAGTCATCAAAGTCACTAACACCTAAAAAGATTTTTTCGTTTGTATTTTCGTTCATAATTTTATTCAAGTCAAATTGATTATCAGTTGTATCCCAAGCAAATTTCCTGAGAATTCGTTTACTTATGCGTTTCTTGTTCCTGCGTATCGGAGGATAGTTGCGATAACTCACTCTCGTTCCCCTGCTCAATTCCGCTATCCAATCCGTTATCGATCGTGTCATCTATCACCTCATCATCTATAAATGCGTTCAATGTATTTTCCATTTTCTTCTTGGCAGCTTTTTCTTTTTTCCTGCCGATGAAATCATCAAACGTGCTATTGTTTTGCATAAATTCAAGATAAGCATTATGGAATTCGCCAGTCTCATCATGTTCTTGAAGTTCAAACATTTCAAAGGGCATGTTCTGAATTAACTTACCTTTAATATAAGATTGTTTCTTTTCTTTGGCTATGCGTCTTAAAAATGCGTAGTAAATAATTTGTGTAAAGTAAGCAAAAGGATTGCTTGATTTAGCAGGATCAAAATTATCTATATACTGAATACAGTTTTCAATCCCATCAAGAATCATATCATCACGATACGAGTAGTTAATAAAATTCGGTTTATATGATAAGTGCGTTGCGATCTTTAAGATGCACTCGCCGATATAGTTACTAATGATTGGCTTTGGTAAACCATTCTCTTCAGCAAATTTTACTTTTTCTTTCATCTCAACGATTGCTGCGAGAAAGTCTTTATTGTTTACGTAATGAGCCATAGCATTTATTGCTTCCTTAAATTTATCAACATATCCATAGTATACCTTATATAAAGAAAAAAGGCAAACTTCATTTAACTTGCATCTTGCAGTTATTTAGATTTGCCTTTCTACTCGAACATGGGTATAATAAACCATGTGGGGTTTGATATAAGTGATTAGTGCTTAGTATCGTTTCCTTCAATGAACCAACCTTCTGATTCTTCTTTCTCCTCCACGGAGATCCCAGTAACATTCTCAAGCATTTGTATTCTACGAATTGCTTCATCTCTAGTAATATCTCCTCCATCTCCCCAGTCCAAATCCTCAGCACGTTTCTGTGTTTGTAAAGCAGGACTCTTTTCGTGTTCTTTTACAATTCGAAGATAGTGGGGAATCATTGTAGCCAACAGTGGTTTTATAAAGATTACGTTTCGTTTCTCAATATCAAAAACATTGTCACCTGTAAATTGGCAATAAGGATGAGCAGTAACGTGCTCTCTACCTTCACTTAGAACAGGTATAGTTCTGATAATCATAGGATCTAATATTTGAATATGGGTTTCGTCTTCTTGTTCAAGAATACCCATGAGTTGTTCACCAGTGCTTAGTTTCAACACTATATACGATTCATTATTAATTAACATAAATCAACCTCGACAAGTTTGATTTTAAACTCTTCTTCAGCGTAAGTTTTATAACGCTCTGCTGCATGATTAAGGGTATGATTCTTCCAAGACTTCCAATGTAAGTCATCAGCAAGATCAAATAAGTTACAAGTTGTTTTGCCATCTTTCAATCTTAGACCACGACCAATACTTTGCAAGTTGCGGATCTTGGATTTACTTGGCGATGCAAAAATGACATTCTCGAGAGACGGTATGTTGATGCCAGTGGAGAATGTGCCAAAACTAGCAATAATAATAGCATCGCTTTCACCTTCTGTGATATGACGAATTGCTTCTCTGTCACTTGTTTCAGTGCCTCCATAAACAAAAAATATTTTTCTTTTATCGTGAACTTTATTTTTAATAAGGTCGTAAAGAACTTTGCCGTGCTTTTCAACGTATTGAAAAAGAACAAGCGTATTACCTTTAGAATTTACTGCCAAGTTTCGGATAAACTTATTCCTTGGTTCACAAGATACAAGCCAATCCATTTCTTCTTGGTACGTGTTATTTTTTCGCCCTTTACGAATCTCTTCGTTATATTTTAGTAGCACACACATGATATTTAGTTCAGCAAGTTTCCCACTATCCATTAACTTCTTAGTTGTAGTAACCCTATGCACTGGACCAAACACACCTTCAAGAACTAATTTATGAATCTTCTTATTATCAAGTGTTCCTGTGGTACCAATACGGTACTTAATTGCATCCATCTTTTCCATAACCCCTGTAAGAGATTTGGCTTTAAATTGATGGGCTTCATCACCAAAGATAACATTGAATTGTTTGAACCATGATTTTGGTTGTAGATAAACCGACTGCCAAGTAGTAATTAAAACATCCTTGGTAATATCCTTAGTAAAACCAGAGTAGAGTTTTTGACAGTGTTCTTTTACTGGCCATTGATTTGCGCTAGAATAATCTTCAAAGTCTGTATATAATTGTTCAACTAATGACGTTGTTGGAACAATAATAATACATTTACGATTATGTTCTAGATGCCATCTAAGAATTGAATAGATAATTAACGATTTACCTGACGCTGTTGGCGATAAGAGTAATACTCGTTCATCATTGATTGCTTTATGGATTGCATCACATTGGTAGTCACGTACTGTGATGGCTTCATTTCTTGACTGTGGATTGAGTGTTTCGACCCATCGCTCAACGTCACTGTAAACGATACTATTTTGTACGAAGTCGGTTGGGATAACATATTGTATTTCATAATGATTCCTTTCGGCAAATTCTTTAACATAATTAAGTAAACCAATATAAAGTGTTTTACGTATTACATCATATAAGCGCACCTTTCCATCCCACAACCTAGCACGAAATTGTGGTGTAAATCTAGCACCTGGATATTCATACGTGAAGAAGTCTCCTAACTCTTGCTCAATGCTTGGGTCAGAAAATATACGAACATAGACTTCATCTAACTTTTCAATTTTAATCATTACATTCCAGCGAGGAATTTCTTCCACTCAACAGCAGTTTTAATTTGCCAGTCTCTTGCTTTAATTTGACCAAGAACTGACTCAAGGAAATATATCATTGTTTCAAGATAATCAATTTTAACACGCATTACGTTTAGTTCAGTATCACCTTGTAGGAATTCATCCATCTCATTCTTGAGTGGCTTGACCCCTTGCCATTGTTGCCAATCTAGCGCAATTAATTCATCACGTGACAGTTCACCACGATACAAACGAAATTTATTTTTACGGAGGATGTTATAATCAGAACCCAACTTAGTGTGTTTGAGTTTGATGTTGACAAGTAGTTTTAAATACTTAGCGTGAAGTTTGGGAGTAGCGGTAGTGGTTTCACCAAGATAGTTATCATCTATTTGGCAATCAATATCCCACTGTTCTTGCAATTGTTCTATATTCA